CCTGCATAAAGCAAACAACGATGTTAAGTACGGTTTGCGTCGAGTAGCTAGTCTCTTGAGTCAAGGCATGCTTACGATTAGCTCGAAATGTGTTTTCCTGTTAAAGGAGATCCCGGGGTATGTCTGGGATCCTAAAGCAGCCTTAAAGGGCGAGGATGCTCCGCTCAAGATTAATGACCATTGCTGTGATGCAATGCGGTACGGTATTGTCACTACGGAACGTCTCTGGAGAAATTCTATAAGGGGAGTAGTATGAGTGCGACAGATGATAGACTAGCGGACGTTCTGGAAACAGCAGGAGTAAGCCCTCGAATGGTCAAGCGGGCGAGGGGTGGCTATTATAGCGATCTGGCCTCGGGAGAGGCTACTCCTAAAGTAACTCTGGTTAAGGAGTTAAGCGATCTAAAGCTAGATGTTCTAGCTAAACGGGTTACGGTTGGGGAGTTTGATGATACAACGGTCGATATGAAAGCATGGTTTCTTAGTCTAGAGGGAGAACGCTTTCTATTAGAGCATTTCCCGGGTGTCTCAAAGGCACGTTGGACTGTTATATTTGGCGAAGGGACGGTAGTGTAATGAATATGCCGGAAAGTATTAGAATTGGTCATCTGAGAATTAGACTTGTGGAATCCGATCAATTAGTAACTGAACATTCCGTGAAAGGGCAGGGAGACTACATCGGGTATTCAAGCCCTTCTACTCAAGTAATTGCGGTTGGCACGAAGTCCATTAAAATGAATACTCCTATTGGAGAGGATTATAAACGAGAAACAGTATTGCACGAGGTTTTACACCTTTGTTTACGGGTGACGGATTGTGACCCGGATAGAGACGCTAAAGCCAATTTAGAAGATGTTGAAGAACGAGTTGTAGCGGCTATGTCTGGTCCGTTACTGGGTGTCTTTCGGGATAATCCGGATTTCGTCGAATGGCTGGCAGATGCCGGGTAAAAAGTATCGAACTATCAAGCGTCCAAAGGTGTATGAAGCGCTACGAAAGAAGGGATACTCGAAAGAGAAGTCGGCAAGGATAGCTAACAGTAAGTCTCGCGGGGGAAGGAAAAAGAAGAAATGAAGATCCTGAGTGGGGTAACTAAGTCCATTCCAGTCGAGTATGTTCTAGTGGAGAGAGAAAACCTGATTGAGGTAGCAGACTGGTGTAACGGTTCCGTGGCAGGGCTGTCTGGTGTAGAGTACAATACACAGGGAACTACAGGAGTAATTATCTGGAGACGTGTCCCTATTGGTTACTATTTACTTAAGGCAGATTATGGCTTTATGGATTATACGCCCGAGGAGTTTGAAAGGTTAATAGATGCCTCTCCCGATAAGTAATATAAAGTGGCCCCCTTCGCCATTCGATACTGTCTCGGCTAAGTACAAAGAACTAGCCGCATGGTATTCTGGCGACCCACAAGCTCTAATGTCTTATTACGGTAGTCACGTAACGAGTCATTCGGGGGAACGCGCATCGCAATTCTATGGAGGCTTAGTCGGGGCAGTCTCCCGTATCTTTTGGGGGACGCCAAAGAGTAAGGGAACGAGCTATCGAAATAAGCTTCATATTCCGTTAGCCGAGGAGATAGCTGCTGAGAGTAGTCACCAATTGTTCCGGCGTACGCCTAAGATAGAGGTATCTACTCCGGAACATCAGGCCAGGATCGAGGAGTATATTGATAAAGGTTTGTTTGTTAAACTGTTAGAAGCTGCCGAAATCAGCTCGGCACTAGGCGATGTTTACATTCGAGTTGGGTACGATTCTAACTTATCAAACACTCCCCTCCTTTCCATTATTTATCCCGACCTTGCTATCCCAACCTTTTCGTATGACATTCTAATATCAGTCCTGTTTTGGCGGATTATTGAGTCGGAAACCGGGAAGATTTATAGGCATCTGGAGTTGCATGAAAGGGGTTCGATTCAACACGGATTATATGCAGGTACAGCTACTACCATAGGTAGCCGAGTCCCCTTAGCTACTGTGGAAGAAACAAGTAAATTAAAGGACGAGATAACTACTAATCTATTTGACTTAGACTGCGTGTTTATACCTAATCTCAAAACACGCGCGTGGCATGACTTAGGGCAGGCAAGTAATCTCGGACGTTCCGATTACCATTCGGCTATTAGCACTATGGACGCATTAGATGAGACCTGGACGTCATGGATGCGTGATATCCATTTGGGAAAGGCTCGACTCATTGTTCCTCAAGGCTACTTGAGTACTAAGGGCCGCGGACAAGAAGGGACATTTGACTTAGATCAACAAGTCTTTGTTGAAATGAATGCTCTTGGAGTAAGCAGTGAAAAGATGGAAATCCATCCAAATCAGTTTGCTATTCGTTATGAAGCTCATAGTGCCACGGCTTTAGCCCTTATGGAAAGAATCGTAAGCGGTTCCGGCTATTCGATGCAAACATTTGGGCTTAGTCCTAGTGTTGCAATGACTGCCACGGAGTCCGACTCCCGCGACAGTAAGACAAGAAATACTAGAGGGGCTAAGATTGAAATATGGAAACAGGCTATTACAAAACTACTCTTGTTAATGCTACAAATTGATTCACAATGGAAAAATGTCCCTCCGCTAACAGCGGAAACAAAAATTGCTATTGAGTTTCCACCAGCAACGGAAGTCCCCTTGTCTGAAAGAGCACAAACCGCTAAGACAATGAAAGAGGCAGATGCCGCTTCCCGACTTATTCTCGTCCGATTGTTACACTCAGACTGGTCCGGTGACCGCGTGACGGAAGAAGTTGCTATGATCCAGCAAGAGACTGCCGAGCTTGATAGGAGAATCTCACCATGACTGTCCAGAATGGCCCCACGGCTAACAACCAGGGCGGCCCTCCAGCGCCAGGCACGGAAGGGCAACCAACACTACCCGCACCCCCCGTTCAGCCTCCGGCCGTCCCTGCCCCGGGGGAGCCTAACTATGTCGAGCTGCTAACTCAGGCAAGAGCAGAACAGGACAGACAACGAACAGAGTTAGATGAAATGCGGACGGAACGGGACGGTACTAAGCAACTATTAGAGAAGATTGCCGAGCTGTTTAAGCCTAGTGATCCTGCCGATCCCAATAAGTTGAATGCTACTATCTCGGAAAGGGACGCGGCAATAGCAGCGAGGGATAAGCAGCTCAAGGAAAGGGATCTTGAATTAGCCGTGCTCAGACTCGCCGGTGATAAGGCAGGATCGTTACTTGATTCACGCCGTTTTATGGACGATGTTTTTAAGCTCGATCCGACGGCGGCGGATTTTACTACTCGTCTACAGGAACTTGTCACAAAGGCAGCCCCCACACTATCGGAAGCCGATAAGGATAAGGAGAAGAATAAGCCTACCAATACCGGAGGGGCGGATCTGACAGGGGGAAATAGTAACGAATTGACTCAACTCACGGAGGACGATTTAACGAAAATGGCGCCAGAAAAGATCCTCGAGGCAAAGAAGCTAGGACGTCTCAACAACCTGTTAGGAGTTAAGCCGTGAGCATTAGAAATGCAATTCCAACGATTTGGGCGGCCGGATTTTTAGTCGCTCTAAGGAAAGCTCTAGTCTATGGCGATGTTGTCAATACAGACTATGAAGGAGAAATTTCCTCTCAGGGAGACTCTGTAAAGATTCTCACAATTGGTCGACCGACGGTCCGTAAGTACGTTCCCAATCAGACCGACATAGTTCCCGATCCCATCACAGCCGCCGAGCAATTCCTGAATGTCACGGAGGCAGACTATTTTGCTGTTGAAATTGACGACGTGGATCGTCGGCAGGCAGTGCCCGGAATGATGGAACAGGCGGCAGATGAAGGTGCCTATGCTATGAGCGATGAAACCGACAGGTTCATAGCGGCAAAGTATACGGAAGTCTCTGCTGCTAATAGACTGGGCATTAGGGCGATTACCACACCTGCCCTTGCTGGTCAGGCATTGACTGATCTCATGGTGCGGTTGGACTCAGCTAATGTCGGAAGAGAGGGACGTTTCGTTATTGTCCCTCCGTGGTATCACGGACTACTGACCGGAGTGCCCGAGTTTATTCCTGCCGATACAAAGAATATGGTATTAAATGGGCAGGTAGGACGGCTCAAGGGTTTTGATATCCGGATGAGCAACAATGTCCCGAATCCAGCAGGGGATGACTGGGAAGTCATGGCGGGTGTTCGGTCCGCACTCAGCTTTGCTACACAGATCCCAGTTAACACCATTCACTTCTACCGCCCGGAATCATCGTTTAGCGATGCTATGAAGGCATTGCACTTATATGGTGCTAAGGTAGTCCGTCCGGATTGCCTGGCAACCGTCACCGCATCGCAGACCTGAGAGTAGGTATCAATCATGCCACGAACACTAGTTGCAATGGCCAACTCAGTAAGGGATTCGTCCATCGCAGCCCCGGGGTCGACAGTTATTGATGCAGCGCTCGTGACCAACGGATTAGTAGTGGAAAATCCGGGTTTCAATCGACTCATGGTCACTGTCAACAATACGGCGGCAACGGCAAAGCTAGTTTCGATTCGGGCTGGAGTCAATCCCCCGGCATCCCTGGGCAGTCAAGGTGACCTGGTTGGTTCAGTCGGTAATGCTGCTACTCGCGAATTCGGCCCGCTTACCTCCGGCCGTTTCATGCAACCAACGGGGCATCTGCATATTGATTTCGAGGTAGGTACTACGGGTTTCGTGACGGTAAGGCAGGCTGCGAAATGAGTATGACTTGCCGTGGCCTAGGCGGGGGTGAGTTTACTTTCGATCTCCCGTTACCCTCGCATGCTCGTGACCAGATCGACCGGGGGGAAATGCAAATCCTCTCGGTACAGGGGGAGGATAGCCGTCCGAAAGAGACTGCACCAAAAGAGGAGTGGATAGTTTATATGGAAAAGATCCATGATATTCCTGCCGATGATACGTCGGGTGAGGCGAAAACGGAAATCATCGCCTGGGCGGATGAATTAGAAGGGAATTGGGGATGAGTGTTCTATATCGACGTAAGGATGGCTCCGAACAGATCTTGACCGAACCCGGAACGTTAGAAGCACAGCGTTTAGATGCGTCGGGTGATTGGTTAGAGGTAACGGAGGGAGAACAGAACGAAAATAGGGAGGAGGAATGACGTCTCCCATATACGCTACTGCGCAAGAGTTAGCGGAGTATCTGGCCGAGGATAACCTATTGGAACAGGCCAGTAGGTTAATAGACTCTGTTCTACGGGGAGCTGTATACGCTACAGATACTAATGGGGTAGCAACCGATCTTGATATTGGTGCTGCTATCAAAAGGGCTACCATGATTCAGGTCTCCTTTTGGAGCGCCGGATATGGCAACCCGCATGGTTCGCCTATTTATTCTACTGTCAGTATTGGTTCAGTAACCTTGAGCGGCGCCGGGAGTGCTGGCACTAAGGGCGATGGTGGGAAGGCTGCTCTTGCGCCGCAAGCGCTATATGAATTAGAGAGTGTTGGGTTATTGCCCATCTTTGCAAGGGAGAGTGGGTAATGCAGATTCCCGCTTTCCTGCTTAATCACACTGTCCTAGTTGAGCCTCTTATGGGGCAGTACTCTCAAGGCGCTATGTATGGGGAAGCCGTTTCATACGACGATTGCTACGTGGAAGAAAAGATTACCTTAGTTCGGGACAAAACAGGGCAAGAAGTAGTTTCGTCCGGATGGGCAATTATGCCGTTAAGTGCTGATGTCCCCGTTGATTCTCGCGTGACTGTAAACAACCGCCCGACGACCATTCTTGCACTTGCTATCTTTGATGGAAAGGGTCTCCCCACACCCGACCATAAGCAGGTGTATTTCAAATGAGTACCCGCATTACGCTGAATTGGCATGGGGATCGGGTAGAGGCCACCTGGCGGGATAGGGGTAGTACGGGAGTACAGAAGGCAGCCGAGCATTTACGCGATAGCGCAGCCGAGTTAGCGCCACGAGATATCGGCTACCTGAGAGAGTCCGGCGCTGTTCAGCGTGACGGCTTAGACGGTTCAGTTTCGTTTGGTGGTCCCCCGTCAGAAGCTGTTATTGCTATTGTTCAGCATGAGCGTTTCGATTTCAATCATACGATGGGCGGGCCGAAATACTTAGAACGGGCGATGCTGTTCGAGGCTAGCGAAATGCTTCGAATTATCGGAACCGTGATGCGATGACAACCGATCCTGTGGAAGCCCTTGCAGAGCGACTAGCTCAGCAGGGTTTTGGCACTTATCGTACGGCTCAAGTTTATGTAGAGCCTGAACGGGGTATTGTTTTTGACTTTC